GTAGCCGTCCTTGCTAAAAAAACCCCATCATTGAGCGCACCCTTGCGCAGGTTGCATGACTTGCATAACACGCGTAAGTTGTCGAGCTCATGTCCGCCGCCGGACTTGCGACTGATTATATGATCGATATGCATCTCACCTTCGTCAGTACCACATATCTGACAGAAGCGACCATCACGTTTAAACACGCGTTCACGTTGTTCGCGGTAACGCCTGCTGTTGAGCTTATCTAATGCCAATTCTTAGCCTTCCAATGATCATAAGCCTTGCATGGTGTTGAGTAACGATTGTAAATATAGGACAAGCCCCATCGTACCTGAGTATAACCATCTTGATCTCTAAGCCACTCACTCTTACCCTGTGGTATTCCATAATGGCTACCATTACGAGCTTTAGGATTCCATGCTGATTCTTTACCATAAAGCTTTGTTAAACATTTATATTGAACATAATCATAATGTAATAGATGTAATGCATACTCTTTATATGTTACGTATTGCATTGGTTTAGAGCCACCTGCTGCAGGCATAAAGCATAGAGCTATCCCAATACATGCCAGCACCCCCCGAGCTCTCCGCTTAAGCGGCTCGGGGTGAGCCTTTGAGAGGCTCTGCCTAGTCATGGTACTGATACTGTCAAGCAACAGCGTAAATCTTGGGCGTGTCTTCACTTATTTACCCCCTGTGGATAACTTTTGTGGATAACTATTTGTCGGTACTGTAAAAGCCCTTGCCCTTAAAGTGTGTAGGTGCAGCTGCTATAACCTTGACCATAGCCTCATTGCAATAGGTGCATGGGATCATTGGTCGATCGTGCCATCCGTGGGTAATTTCCTGACTAAGATTGCATTCGTTGCATCGGTAGTCATAGGCTGGCATGTTAAACACCTCTGTATCATGTAAGACCCACAAGCTGTGCAGCGGTCAATGTCTGCCTCTGTAGGTTCGCTATTAAGATGACCGTATTTTAATATGAGTAGTGGCAATAGATCCTCTAGACGGATGATGGCGGCATATTCACGCGCATCTTCACCTTGTCCGTTGAGTCTAATTACTCCGAAGCCCAATTCCCCCGAAAGAGCTGTCCGAGCTTTTAATTGCTTAATGTATGCAAGAGGTTGAAATCCAGCGCGGGCTTTGACTTCAACATCAAACGGTACATTGACAATATCCTTGCCACTACCCCTTCCCACACATGCGCCTTGCCATACAGTCGATAGGTACTGTGCGACAACACGCTCTGTGCGGAAACCTCTATGTTTCCTTGCTTGATTAGCCATTAACTGCTTTGCATTTAGCACATTGCCATGTGACTATGCCATTAACTGAGTCAGATGATATGTCCTCTAGATCTCTGATAGCAACTGGTTCATTGCACAGCTGACAAGGCACGAACGCTGACATGAGATCAACCCATTCACCATTGATTTTAATTCCGATGTTCCCCATTTATACTCTCGCCTTCTGTGGTTGCCATTTACCATCTGATCCAAGCTGATACCACACAGGCGGACAATCTGACTTAACTCCACCTGCGTTCATTTGATTGCATTGATAACCGCCCCATGCACGCCCATTTTTTTCACCTTCGCGCCATCGCATAGCACCATGCTTGCAGCTTGGTGATTCCTGTGCTTCTGCTGTGCCTATGATTGAAGCTACATTCTCCATAGCCTTCTCTAGTGTCACCGGTGCATCAACCACTTTGTTGTACTGATTGACAGGTGTAGTCCAATAATCTTGATCATCTGCCTTGACTTCTTGAACAGGTGGCTTAACTGGCTTAGCAGCTACTACCTTGCTCATTTCCTCTCGGCTTGGTCTCTTTCCTTTAGGCGCATAACCTGCATTTGCAAGTGCTCTGCCGATTGCCGAAGTCTCGCAATTCTCCAATGCACTAGTCTGATTAACACCTCGGCTAGTAACTGTTTCCTCAGCGTACCCTGTTGCCCACGCGACAACATCTGCTGAATCCTTGTACAAATACGCTTTAACGATGTATCGAGTTGCCTCGACAACTTCCAGCTCAGTAGATATGCGGAACGCTGGATAGTCCTTAATAAACTTTTCAAGTCTCACCTCGACTGGTTCGTAATCGGCTAAATTAAACATAAAGATCGTTTTCCTCTGTGGCTAGTTGCCCTGCTAGTGCTCCGTATGAGCATAGATCGACCCAGTTGTCGATGTGTTGAGCTGATTGATTAGTCCGTGCAAGTTTAACCAAGACCATGATCCCTGCCACCTGATAGTCGTGTATCGGTGTTTGTAGGTATGCTGAGAGCAGCATTGCTGTGTGTTGCAGGTTATCCGCAGGGTGACCGTATGAAAGCCCACGGTCACGGATCGTGTCTGTGGCTGTGAGTAGGATTTCATTGGCTTTCATTCCTGCCCCTTAATACTACGCCCACGATGGTAACCATCTCGAACGCCCTTTTCATAGCTTCTGCGCTGTACATCAAAGACTGTAATGGCAAAGCCTATTAACATTCCAATGATGCAGATTAACAGTAGCTTATCTGTGTTTGACATTTCGTACCTAACTGCCCCAATGCCCTTGATTGGTGACAAACTTAGTGTGACAGATTCGTCCGACTAATCAAGCACATTTGGGTAACGAAATGATAACGATTATCTAGGTCTGCCGTATGACTTTCCAGACACAATGAATGTTCCATCCTTTTCAATGTTAATAAGATCGACCTGCACCTTGGCTTTGTTCACATAGATGATGGCGAATGCCTGTTGCCAATTCGCTACGCCCTTGGTGTAAGCAGCTTGCTTAAAGTCCATGAGATTGCCTACCTCCACACCATGCAGAACGCGCCCTATACGCCCCCCAGAAGCCTCTGAGAAAGCCGAACGCCCTGCTCTGTGGGTATGACCTGAGATGACATTCTTACCATGCCTACGGGCTGCTTCTAGGGCTGATAAGCCCCCATGTGGCTTGATGGGTGTGTGATCTCCATGGACTGCAATCCAGTTAGGTGCAATAGGCATTGGATTCTTGTGGAAGGTAATGCCTAGTTCATCAAACTTCATAAACTTCTCAAAGCGCAACTCTGGCAATGCCCCGAATGCGGGCACTTTAGCCATGATGATGTTATAGAGGCGATCTGTGTGATTGCTACGGATGCAATCTGTAACGCCTAACTCCCAGAGAAGCTGAACAGCTTCATTGCGGTCATCATCTAGGGTCTGGGCATAACTGCCCATGCGCCCTTCTTCCCACTTGCTTATCTGTGGAAGGTCAATTTCATCGCCAATGGTTACAACTTGGTCTGGCTTAAACTTACAAATAAAGCTTGCAAGGTTACGGGTTGCAACCCTGTCATGGTATGGGACTTGTAAGTCCGAGACTACGACAATTCGCTTAATCGTCATCCTCATCTTCATAGTTGCCAAGCTTCTCTGGCTCGACGGGATCTGGCAAGATCCAGCGCGGGTAAGAGGGAACATCTGTGATCATAAACAAAGCAATGCCTTCTGAAAATCCTGCTTTTCGTAATGACTTCCAGTACTCATGCAACCCAATGCAGTAAGCATCAAGCTTTGAGTAACCTTGTTCCTCTAACTGCTTAGTGGGTTTTCTTGCCATGAGAAAATTATCTCTCTAGAAGTATGTTGTAGATCTCATCGACACGCGAATGGAGTCGCTTAATCTCTGCTAGTAAATGAGTAATGACAAAGCCAGACAACCCACCAAGGGTTACTAACGTGGCGATATAGAGCTGGAAGAAATCTGTCTGGCTCACTTTTTAGGGCTCGCGTATCCGAACACCCCTGATAGCACAGCCCACAGGATCGCGCGGTAGTCAAGGTCAAAGTTGCTTGATGCCCATGCAGCTAGGAATGCTCCAGCAGCAAGCATTGCAGGGTTCTTCATGTTCTTCATTATTCTCCACCTAACATAGATACTTGAAAAAAAGCACCATCATTGTCAGCCGCTTTCTTAAACGAGACATGCATGTGCTTGATGTGTTTGTTAGCCCCTGTGTACTTGCGCCACTTCCAGTTAAGGATCGGCGAGCATATTCGTCCATCGAAAATGATGTAACTAATACGCTTGTCTGCTTTTGACTTTGATAAGGTACGAAGCTGATCTGCAAGATCGCCCATGATGTCGGGCTTGCTACCCCTGAATAAGTCACGATCGACATCGATGGCGCGTACCCAGCCCTGCTCATCTGGATTATGATCAGACTTGCGAGCAGCGTGTCGGGTATCACCGATCCAGCCATCCGATAGCCTGTCACGATCTGGGAACGAGTCATCAATCTGCTCTCTTAGTTGAATAGCAGCCTTAGATAATTTAAGCTTCATCAAACGGACTCGATGCTGGATCTTCTTTAGAAGCAATCTTTACAGTACCAAAGATAATGATTTCCTGACCTTCTACGTCAAAGACAGTAGGTTCGGTAACTGTTTCTTCGAAAAGGATAATCTCACTCATAGATTTAACCCTGCGTTGTAGTGATTGGTCATTTGTGTTGTGCTTAAAGTCGTATTGTAAGCTGCAAAACCTGTGATGTTCATTTTTCCATAAGAAGTTGCAAAATAATCGACTCCGGCTAAAACTAGTTTGTTATCTGTATTGCTTCTACGCGCGGCGGTGGAAGAAGCTTTTTCGACATTATCAACATAAAGTTTTTCAGCTCCGCCACTTGCTGAGGTTATAGCTACATAATGCCAAGCATTATCATTGTAATTTGTTGAAGCGGTTAGTGTTTGATAGTTGACTCCGTCTGAAAGACCGGTGTCCACATTTAGATAACCATTCGAACCAGTAAAATAGACATTGGCAACACGATTTTCAGGATTAGCCCCACCAAACCAAATAACAGCGGGAGTTCCAGAAGTAACATTGTTAGGTTTAAACCAGAACTCAATCGTCCAATTTCCATCAGGTGAGATTGCGCCATAAGTAGCATTTAGAGACCCATTGTAAAAATAATCATTAGTGCCATCTGTAAAACCTGATCGTTTAATCCCAGCAACACCAACAGCATTTCCAATAGTTGCTCCATTAAACTGGTTTGTGTTGATGTTGTTATCGCTTAGGTCATCAACAACTGTTCCTGTTTGTTCATTGAATAGATAAAACATAATCGGGTTGTCGTTCTTGACAGTCCGATAATAAAAGTTCGTGTCATTGAGGACAGGCAAGGTCATACAATGTCACCCACGACATACCAAAGATCTGTGCCTACTTTGATGCAGGTTGCTGCTGAAAATTGATCTCGCAACTTAGGTGCTGTGCCTGTTGAACCTGTTGATGAAATTGTGGTGGTTCCAGAAGTAACAGCTTGAATTGTTGTTTGTCCTGTGCCAATGGAGATAACTTGAATAGTTGTGCCAATCGCAAAAGCCACGCTTGCGTTAGTAGGAATCTGAAAGTTGTTAGCAGATCCAACGCTCATTGTGATTAACTTCGAGGCATCGCTAAGGACGGCCGTATAAGTTGCAGTTTGTGCATTTATGCTAAGGGCTGGAGATGATGCGGCAGCCCATGTGAAATCCATGTCTGTGTTGGATGCCTTGGAAAGTACTTGACCAGTAGTGCCACCCTTTAGATCCACCAACGAAGCATCGATAGAATCGCCTAGTGTCTCAATGGCTACTGCGCCATTTTTGACCAGATCAGATGAGGTTGGAACAGTCCAACCGAAATTAGGTGTTGTAGTTGCCATTAGGTTAGTGCTCCAGTCGCGTTAGTCCAAGTAAGTGTACCATTTACGCCAGTCCAGATAAGTGAGGCTGGCAATACTGTCTCCCATTGTGTTGTCGATAATGAGAAATCTGTTGCTGAAATATAAAGGGTTATTTCAGTAAAGCTAGGGGTTGCGCGTAAAGCGACATTCTCGACGAAGCCGTCGAATTGACCATCTAGCAAGTTGCTCGGTAGGTTGCTGATAAGCATAGGCTGACCAAAAAAGACTCCGATTAAAGCATCACGCATGGCATCTGGCATGTCTGGATTGTCTAGGCGAAAAGTAATTGCACCTAATGATCCTCTAGGATTCTTGCGCAGTTTGAGCTCTCTGGAAGCAATGTCGGTAATGTCTGCAAGGTTCTTGATGTTAGAGTCAAATGAACGCTCAAAGAGCCCGTATGAGGCTATGGAGTCCGCATCTGAGGTACTGTAGGTGCTTCCATATCCTGTGGCGTATCGATAAATAAGGCTGTTACGGATGCGAGCAGTCTGAGTTGTGGATGTGATAGAGGTAGGTGTTGCATATGCGCCATCGATGTTAGTAAAGCCATTTGCTGCCAGATAGTTAGATCTGTGATCGGCATCTGCATAGGCTACATCTCCGTTATTTTCTTGATAAATTTGACCAAGTGCGCTATTGGCAATTTGATCCACCAAAGTAGAAGATTTAGCAGAAGCACTAGCTGGCAATGCGATCATCGTGTAGAAGCCTGAATCAACTTCACCAATGTAAGACTCTGCTGTTTCCCATGTCTGAGTTGCTGGGTATGTATCCCATGTCACAGTAGGCGTGACCTCTGCCCATGTTAGGTTAAGAGCTGCGCCGAGAATCGCTGAGATCTGTGCGCCATCTAAGCCTTCTGCAAGTGCTGTGTTATAGACAGCCTTAACCAATTTAGCAAGTGAGCCAATGCCTAAGATTGTGCCTGTGGTGATGTAGCCGCTTTCCTCTGGACTTCTAACACCGATGTTAAAGTCTGAGACCTCACCACCGAATACAGTCACATAAGTGCCAGTAGAGTTTTTAAGCTCTAATGTGATTGGCTCTGTGACATTGATGGTAAAAGGTGCATTGTTAGAATTAATGATCTCTACTCGGCAGTAACCTGCGGTTGCTTGCCGATCAATGTCCAAGCGACCAGAGGCATAGGAAACAGAGGTGACGGTCGTATAGACATCATCACCTACTGTCACGCGCCATTCTGGAAGCCATGTCATACCGCTGTTAGTGTTCCTCTATCTTGTGCTTCGCGAAGTACATTGCTAATAGCCTCAGCAATAGCGTTAGGGTCTCCAATGCCTGTTTGCACAGTAATGTTGTATTGATTAGCAGCTTGTGCTGCGTAGCGCGATCCGCTTACGGCAGCTGACACACCAACACCGCGACTTAAACCTTGCAATAGTGAAGTACGAGCAACATCTTCTAAATTAAACAACTGAGTGGCTGTTTCGTTCGCTAGAGAACTTGCAGCCAAGGCTGCTGTTTGTGCTTCTGTTTGTAAATCTAATAACAGTGAAAAAGCGTCTGCTCTTGCTTGGACTGCATCGGATAATTCCAAAAGTGCTTCATTAGAAGATGCAAGGGCAACAGCCATTGGGATAGGTGCAATGTAATCGTTTGCCGGTATTCCTGAAATCAATGAAGGAGGAATGCCCATCGTTGTAGGTGCGGTAGTTGTAGGTGCGGTAGTTGTAGGTGCTGTAGTTGGTAAAGTTATTGTCGGCATTACAACTTGAGCCAGTAATGCGAGCATTTCACGAATTTTGCGTAAGGCGTCATCTAGATTCGTTTGATTAACTAAATCTTTAGGCGTTAAACCTTTAAGAATAGACTCAATAGCAACCATTTGAGTCTTTTGATTAGTCAGAGCTCCAAGAATCTTTAAGTCTTCATTCAGTTTAGCAGTTGCCTTTGTTATAGCCGCTTCATCCTTAGAAGCGATAGCATCTTCCAAAGCAAGGATTGAACGCTTGACATTAAGACGGGCTGTATCGTTCGCAATCTGCAAAACCTGTGCGGCATCTGTTGCCTTGCCTAGTTGCTGCGCTTGATTAGTAAGGGCTGCTGCAATCTGGATCTTATCCATGTCAAAGATTTCGCTGCCCTTATTGAGAGCAAGGTTAGCTTTGTCGATTGCGTTCTGTAGTTGCTTAGCTTTTAACTTCTTAAGTTCATCTGCTGTAAGTTTAGTAGATACAGTCGAGGTCTTTCGAATAATTTTGAACTGATCATTAAGGCTCTTAAGATGTTGGTTATCAGATGACTTTTGTACAGCCGACAGCTGACCCGCAGCACTCGCGATTTTATACCAAGCACCAATAATCGGAACCATGGCTGCATCGAACTTTAACCAATCTGGTAACTTGTCATCAAGAGCTTGAATCTTTTCGATTAACTTGCCAATGCCACGAATTACATTGGCTGTTTCAGTAGCAAAGTTCTGCATGCTTGCAGCAAGATTCTGAACGCTCTTATCTTCGCCTAATCCGACAAGGGCATCTATGAGACCTTCACCAATAATCTGCTTAGCATCATCTGCTGCGTTAGCCAATTTCTGCATTTGACCTGTAGGGGTGTTAGCAAGATTCTTATTGAAATCTTTATATGTTGAATCAAGCACTTTGACCAAAGCTGCTGCGCGCTCGGTCTCTGTGCCAGATTTAATCATCTTCTTGGTGTCTTCATCAAGGACAAAGCCAACCTTAGTTAAAGATGCAAAATTGCCATTTAGGGCTTGAGCAAGTCCGTTAGTCATCTGCTTAAACTGATCAGCGGAAGCCGCTGCGCCCTTTTCCGCCGTTACATAATCAAGGATGGCAGGGGTCAGGGTTTTAATCGTATCTATTTGAAGATTAAATGTTGCAAGCTGTGACTGAGTCTGAGTAATGTTTTCTTTATTGACTACGCCAACGGCTTGCAATGCAGCAGCTTGGTCATTGAGAGCTTGAATCTGATCAGTAGTTGCACCAACTGTAACCTTTACAAGGCTAGCCAGTCGCTCTTGCTGAGCCTGTGCTTCTAAAGCAGCTTTGACGGATGCTTTACCAAAAGCCAAAACTTGAGAGGTGCTAAAGGCAAGACCGACTGCCCCTGCTAATTGCTTAACATTTCGAGTAAGTTTTTCGGTAGATGTCTCGGCTTGTCTGAATGCTTTTTTGCCGGTGAATTCTGCTGCAATGTCAATGACTACATTTGCCATGATTAACCTTTCACCGATGCTCTAGCATTTAATTTGTTAGCCGCTGTTGAAATGGCTTTAAGGACGCCTTCTCTAGCCTTGCCGTTATTTTCATCATAAGCGCGATACAGAACGCGACCTTGCATACGAGCTTTACCTTTAAGAGGTGCGCGATACTTGCCGTCTTGGTTTAGCACAAATCGACTGTCAGGTTTTAACTTGCCCATTCTTTCATAGATCGCTCCAGCTCTGCTTTTATTAAAGACTTGAGCGAGAGATCTAAAACCTCTGGAATTAGCTTTTGATGGACTGGTCTTGTAACCAATACCCGATTTAACGACAGAAGGATTAAAAGATGGGAAGGTTGCCTCGGACATTTGACGTGGCAACCATCCGCTTAAAACTTCTCCGCGATCTGGGACATAGCCTTTAGCCGATTGAGAAATGGGCTGAATTGCCACTTTAATTTGTTTTTGTGTTTCTTTTGCTAGATCAGGCGTGAACTTGCGAAGAGCCTTACGGAGTTCAACGCCGCCTTTGACGCTTGCTGGCATCTTGAGACTCCTTTGCTTCATCCTTGAGCCCCTGCACTAATGCATCGAGCATGTTCTTGTCTAGATCTAACAAATGCTGTGGCGCGATCCCTAACCTAATGCTTAGCCTAGCAATTAGGTAGGTGAACGGAAGATCGCGCTTTAAGCTAAAGGGTCAGAGTCTAAAACCTCAACACTCTTGAGTGTCTCGATAAACTCCATCCCGAAAGGCTTAACAGTTTCACCTGACCTGCGAATTACTTCATGAGCCAAAAGGTACACATGGCTTTGCATTTCTTCATTTCTGAACGCCTTATGAAACCCCATCTTTGTATGCTGTTCGAAAAAGTATTCTACAGCAGGTGTGATTTCGCCCTCGATAACGCTTCCATCTTGTCGAACTATCTTTAGCTTTGCCATGTGTTGCCCCTTTGTTAGTTAGTTTTTATGCAGTTGTTACTGCGATTGTACCTGATACGTTCCAAGTTACGCTCTGAGTTGAAAGGTCTGCAACAGAACCATTTACAGGTGTGATGTTATTGACCAAGCATGTCATTGTGTAAAGTGGATTTGTAGGTGCTGTAGCTCCAGAAAATTGCTTGAATGTGACTGTTGTGTTAGAGCCCCATGCTGCTGCAAGTGTCTGAATCGTCTTAGATGTTGCTTCATCGTTTAGGAAATCGATTGTAATGCTTGATGCTTCCAATCCCTTAACGAAACGATGACCTGAATCGCCAAGTGCGGTGACTTCAAGCTCGTCAAAAGCGCGGTTAATTGTTACAGATGTTACAAGTGTCGAGAGATCTACCGCATTAACAGTTAGAACTCCGGTATTGGCTAGATAAACTGACATCGGTTATTCCTCGTCCTTCTTTGTAGTTACTGGCTTTGCTGTTGGTGTTTCTTTAACCTGTCCGATCTTGATCAGAAAGGCTTCGTTCTCTTTTTCCCAATCGGACATTATTAACTCCAACTCGTTAGGATTGATACGGACATCTCGCAGCTGAGTAGGTCTCCCGAAGCAGCGTTGAGAATACTTGGTGCGCTGATTGCGCTTACATTACAGACTAAAGATGATGCTGCAAGTAGTGCGAACACACTACACACAGTATCTTCAATGCCGTTAAGATTTCCCTCATTGTCAAACAATGGCACTGTCATAATAATCTTAAAGTTAGCCATTGGTGCAACTGAAATCTGCTTATTGTTATTTGGTGTCAGATAAGGATCATCTGGAGACACGATCACGCTGTTGGCTAACACGACACTTGGCGGGAACGCGAAAGTTTGCCACTTTGAGTTATTGACTAAGGCAGTCGCTAAAGTGGTTCTAAGAGTAGTAATAGCAACAGGCATCATCCCACCATGCTGCGCGGATCGAGCGCGTGGCTGATCAATCCTCGCACCTTAGCGAGAAGCTGTGCGCTCATTCGGTAAGGGCTTGGCTGGAAATCGACTGCATTACTGCCTGAAAGGGTGGCTGTACGCGCTTGCCAGATTTCAACAGATATCATAAGAGCGGCTTGCTGGATTGCCATATCGGTAGTCCAGTCTGTGTAAGTCGTGGTCGATACAGATCCGTAAGGATAAATCGGATGATAACCCTGAGCAGTCGTGTGAGTAGTGTTCACGCTAATTGAAAAAGCATTAACGGCGGTAATTGTTTTAGTGCCGTTATATAAGCTGCCTGAGTTAGCAATCGTTACGCTTTGACCTACATAAAATGTCTCGCGCACATTGTCATTAAAATATAAAGTACCTGAACCTACTGTGTTTTCATGTGCAACTGTAAACCATTTTGGAGCCCATAACATTGGGACTAGAACGGCATCTGCCGCATCGCATACTTCTTGAAGGGTTGCATCTGGATACAAAGTGCCAACGCCAAGAGTAGAGCGTAACTCTGCAACTGTTGTGAGTGCCATGATGTCCTTTCTAAAGACTCTGGGGAGTAGAGGGCTACTACTCCCCAGAGCGACTTAGTGAGTTTGTTACGCCTTGTTGTTCTTGAACGCGCCTGCTCCGACCTTAGTAGCGATTGCTCCAAAGCCGTAGTAGCCGATTGTTACTGAACCGTTTGCAGTTGATTCTGCGCGTAGGCGGTATGTTGGTGACTCGTACCATGTGTATGCATCTGGATTGACGATAAGGATTGTGCCATCGCCATCGCCGCCGTTTGTTGGATCAACATATAGGTTGAGTCCTGCAACGTTACCTGTCAATGATGTTGGTGCTACTTGACCGCCAGCGTTCATTGGCTGTGATGCTGTGTAAATTGGACGGCCTGCATCGTTTAGAGACATGATGTTTGACCATTGTCCTGTTGATACGACCATGTTGCGTGCGAATGGGTTAGGTAGTCCTGCTGTTGCTGCATAAACAGAAGCTGAACCACGAGCAACAATTCCAAGCAATTCTGATGCTGTTGGATATGTGACTGTTGTTGTTGCATCTGCTGTTGCACCTGAGATAAGTGCAGCGTTTACTGCTGCGTTGGTTGCCTTTGCGTAAGCTGCTGCCATGTTGCGTACTAGCTCATCAAAGAATGCTGGAGATGTACGATCTAGCAATTCAACAGAGAATGTCTGCTGTCCAGCGTACTTCTGTACTGAAACAGATAGGAAAGCAGCGTTCTGATCTGTGTCGCTGAACGCATCGCCTTCTGGCTCAATCGCAACAGTTGGAACTGCTGTGATTTTTGGAATCTCGAAAGTCATACCTGCATCTGGCAATACTCCGCGAGAGATTGCATCGATTGAAGGACGTATTGTTGTTGATAGTGGGTTGATGATTTCAGATAGTTGGCGTGTTGGAACAAGTCCTGCGTTATCTGTTGTGTCATCTGCTGCGCGTAGGTACTGACGAGCATTGTCATCACCTAGAGCTGCGCGGATTGTGTTTTCTGCGTACTTAGCAGCTGTAACTTCAATGCGTGGCTTTGTGTAGTATGCTGCTGAAACAGTTGGACGAGCAGCTTCAACCGCTGGAGCCTCAACTGGTGTTGCTTCGACTGCTGGAGTGGTTTCTTCCACGGTTGCTGTCTCGCTTTCTGTTGGTTGGATTGTTTCTTCTACAGCAGATTCTTCTGCTGCAATATCAGTAACCTGAGCAGACTTAAATGCTGGCTCTGTTACTAAACTTACTTCGACCAAGCGAGCAGCGGATACATATGTCACGCCATCCTTGATCTTCGACTTTAGGACTTCCGCCCCGATTGACAGACCGCTTTGCAATCCTTCTTCTGCAAGGATCAGAGCCTCTGTGCCGCGCTGTGAGCGACTGATAGAAAATACAGCATCGATTGAGTTTTCAGATTCGCTAAAAGAAACCATGCGACCTAGAGGCTTCTTGTTATCGTGCTGGCTTAGCAACTTAATTGCTTTAGGATCTTCGATAGCAATAGATCCAGAGGCGAAGATGACCTTGCCCATATTTGTAGATCCTGCTTCAACATTGAGAGGCACAATCTTGCCTGAGACTGTGCGATTAGCTGAGTCTGCTGTGAGATCAGCGGAGAAGGTAATTACTTGATTCATACTAGACCATTATTTCCGTTAGGTGTTAGATCAGTCATTTCCATCGCTTGCTCTGGGGTAATCAGGTTAAGCGTTAGCAGTTTTTCAATGACTGCCAATTCTTGAAGTGGATCAGTACGCAAGAAGTTCTTATCAATATCAAACTTCACTACATTGCCACGGGCAGTAATATCATCCATAGATAGGCGATCTTCAATCGCTGTAATGAATGGCTGTAAAGATAATGTCAAGAATTGCTTGCGCTCATCTTGGACATTTGCATAAGTCATAGAGTTATTTTGATCTGCTGAAACATAGTAAGCAGGCACATTGCATAGACGAGCAATCTCTGTTGCAAGATTAAAGATTGCTTCTCCGTACATCATGTCTTTCGGTGAAAATGACACTGGGTTATATTCAAGAGTCGATGTTAAGTATGCAGTTGAGCGATTGTTACGAGCAGTACGCCATGCAGCAAGTAATCCTGAAACTTCTTTAGGGTCTAAATCTGCACCGGTGTTCTTGATGTAACCAGTTGCCATTGGAGTAGCTGCTGCAATCGCTGCTGCTTTTTGTACATCAATAGCTGCGCGAATTGTCGAAGCACCTGTGTTGAGAATGCCATCACTTAATGATTGGAATGTTACGAGAGATCCCAAACCATCCATCGGTAATGTGATTCCATCAACTGCATAAGAACGAACAAATGTGTTAGTGCTATCTAAAGTAATCGTTACTCGATTGTTAGCAATCCACTCAAAGCGAGAAGGACGTCCGTCCTCTTGATAAACTTCAACCACTTTCCAGAAGGCTTGCCCATATAGTAGAAGCGAGTCCACAGTCCATGCAATCGTTACTGATCGTGGCTGAGAGTAAGAAGGTTGCTCTAACCAAGCAGGGGAACCTAATTCTTCATTAGTGGATTTTTTGTAAAGCTCTAAAGGAATTGCGCCAATAGTGCCAGCAAGTAAATTGCGGCAACGCATAAGTGCGGGAACTGACATCGCTTCTGTTCTGCCAATGTAGGCAGTCTGAAACGGCATTGCATAAGGTGAATACTCGCCAAGAACCTGAGGCGCAGATTGTGCTTCTAGTAAAGGCTTAGATTCTAGACCAAAGGCTTGCAATAATTTACCCATAGACATAAATGGTAGCACATGTCAAGCATTTGACATATTACATAGGGTGTGTCTAGGTATAAATCTGTGGCTTAGGTTGAGG